GTGGTGGTTCTGTGGCAATTCATATTACTAAAAAATATCCCAATCTGGATATTTGGGTAAATGACCTTTATGAACCTCTGGTTAATTTCTGGCAACAACTTCAAATGTTTGGAACAGACCTAAAAGATAATCTTGAAGGAATAAAATTAGCAAACAATAAACCAGAATTAGCAAGAGATCTATTTCTTTATTGTAAGGATAAATTACACGAAGAAGGTCGTTCAAATCTTGATCGTGCTGCTGATTTTTATATTATCAATAAGTGCTCCTTCTCTGGTCTGACTGAAAGTTCTTCATTTTCACCACAAGCATCCAACTCCAACTTCAGTCTGCGTGGTATTGAAAAACTGCCAGAATATTCTAAACTTATCTCCAAATGGCGTATAACTAATTATTCCTATGATTATCTGATGGATGGAAACAAAGGTGCTTTTATGTATCTCGATCCTCCTTATGACATTAAGGATAATCTCTATGGGCGTAAGGGATCAATGCACAAAGGATTTGATCACGATAAGTTTGCTGCTGATTGTGATGCTAATCATATGGACCAATTGGTGAGTTATAATTCAGACCAACTTGTGAAGGATAGGTTTAAGAACTGGAATGCAGCAGAGTTTGATCTGACTTATACTATGCGTTCGGTGGGTGAATATATGAGAGATCAAAAGCACCGCAAAGAACTATTGTTATTTAATTATAATAAAACTCCTAAGATTCAGGTTAATTTTGATGGATGTTATAATTATAACAGATTAAAAAGTGAGGGATTAGTTGATGCCTGAATTGAAGGACTGGTTGAACTCGATCAATCAAACAAAGAAGAACCTGATTGATGAAGATCCTTCAACTGAGAAGGGGTATGCTCCATATATTATTAATCGGTGCCTCTCTGGAGAAATTGATTGCATTATGTTTGTGAATGAATTGAACCAGCATCATTTTCTTCCTAAAAAAATGCAATATGACTTTCTTATAAATATTCTGAGGGTTAAAAGGAGATATTCTCCTTGGCTCCGTAAAGATAAAATCGAAGATCTTGATATTGTCAAGCGTTATTATGATTATAGTAATGAAAAGGCACAGCAGGCTTTGAGGATTCTGACAAAAGAGCAACTAACATTTATTAAATCGAAATTTGAAACTGGAGGAACAAAATGAGTGTCGTTCAAGAACCCACTGTACAATGGTCGCCTGATATGATGATAGAAGTCATTCTGAATGAACCAGATGATTTCTTAAAAGTTCGTGAAACTTTGACTCGTATTGGAGTTGCCTCAAGAAAAGAGAAGAAACTTTATCAGAGTTGCCACATTCTTCACAAGCAAGGTCGTTATTTTATTACACACTTTAAAGAACTTTTTGCTTTGGATGGCAAACACGCAAACTTAACTGTAAATGATATTCAGCGTCGTAATCGTATTGTTCAGTTAATTGCTGATTGGGGACTGGTTGAAGTAGTTGATGTAAGTAAGGTTCAAGATATTGCTCCATTAAATCAAATCAAAGTTCTTCCTCATAAAGAAAAGGGGGATTGGATTCTGGAAACCAAGTATAATATTGGTTCTAAAAGGAAAAAGGTTGAAGAACCCGAATAATAAAGTAGGGAGTTCCACACTCCCCTTTTTTTATTATGAACTGCTATATAATAAGGATGCCTTCGGGATCCACAAAAAACAAACTCGCTTTTTAAGGAGCTACTATAATGACTAACCTTGCACGTTACACTGCTGCGGATCTACCTGCCTTGATGGATAGGATTACTCGCAATAGTATTGGAATGGACGAATATTTTGATCGTCTATTTAATCTTCACGAAACTACAAATAATTATCCACCTTATAATCTAATTCAGGTAAATAATGTAGAGTCTCATTTAGAGATCGCACTTGCAGGATTTAAAAAGGAGGAAGTAAATGTCTTCACAGAGTATGGAAAACTTTTTGTCGAGGGGCAAAAATCAGATACAGAATCGGATAGGACGTTTGTCCACAAGGGTCTGGCTCAACGAAGTTTCAAAAGAGCATGGACTCTCTCCGACGACACAGAAGTCCGAGAAGTCACCTTTGAAGACGGACTACTTGTCATTCGACTAGGAAAGATTATTCCAGAACACCACAGCAGAAAAGAGTACCTATAAATACTTGAGGCTGCCCCAAAAATATCGTTGCCGCAGGGAGGTAACTGGCAAAAACCAGTTGACACCTCCCTTTTTTATGCTATAATGAATTGAGAGGAAAACTAAAAATGTCTGTAAAAATTGCTCTATTAAAATCTGGAGAATCAGTAATTGCCGATATTAAAGAATTGATTTCTGACGATAAAGTGTGCGGGTATTTGTTCAAGAATCCGCATAAAATGAAAGTCAGTAATTCAATTTTCTTGACTGAGGAATCAATAGAACCAGAAGACGGAACCGTGAGTATCACATTCTCCTCTTGGATTCTTTTTACAAGTGATGATGAGATTCCAGTTCGCCCAGATTGGATTGTAACTATTGTTGAACCAGTCAAATCCATTAAAGAAATGTATGAGGAAAAAGTAAATGGAACGGAATGTAAAGTGTCTTCTATTGAAGGTTGATACAGTATTAATAACTGAAATTGTTGAGATAGGTTCTGAACTTGGAGAACCAGATTGTAAACTAATCAATCCATATCAGTTTTTCAGTATAGATGATATGAGACCCTGGCCAGAAGTTACTAATCAGACTGAACTAATGATTCATTCTGATAGTATTCTTACAATCGCAGAACCGACTCCCGAAATTGTTACAAAGTATCTTGAACTAACTACCTGATGAATTTTTATACAAACGTACAAATGGTTGGGGATCACTTCTTGGTTCGTGGTTATGAAAATGGTAGACATTTTATGACCCGTGAGAAGTTTTCTCCAACTCTTTTTGTTCCGTCTAAAAAACCAACCAAATATAAAACACTGAATGGTGAATATGTTGAGGCAGTTCAACCGGGTTCTGTGAG